TTATCTGTGTATGAAGTAGTAAGGGAGGAGGGAACAGACCCTGAAAATCCTTCCTATACTAGATTTACACTTGATCCAAATGGTTTAGCTAGTGGTGCTACTAATACAATTAGAAGGGATCAGTTTCAACTTGAAAATTATGAAGTAGCCCATTTTAGACTACTTACTGATTCTAATTACCTTCCATATGGTAGAGCTTTTTTAGAACCTGCTCGTAAAGTATTTAAACAATTAATATTAATGGAAGATGCTATGTTGATTCATAGAATTATGAGAGCACCTGAAAAAAGAACCTTTTATATTAATGTAGGAGCTATCCCACCAGAACAAGTAGAACAGTTTATGAATGAAACTGTTAATAAAATGAAAAAAACTCCTTATATAGACCAACAAACTGGAGATTATAATTTAAAATATAACATGCAAAATATAACTGAGGATTTTTATATTCCAGTTAGAGGTAATGATAATGCAACACGAATTGAAACTACTAAAGGTTTGGATTATGATGGTACTCAAGATATAGAGTATTTAAAAAATAAAATGATGGCTGCTTTAAAAATACCTAAACCATATTTAGGATATGAGGAAGGAGTAGAAGGTAAATCCACATTAGCAGGAATGGATGTAAGATTTGCAAGAACAGTAGAACGTGTTCAAAGAATTGTAGAATCAGAATTAACTAAAATAGCATTAGTACATTTATACTCTCAAGGTTTTGATGATGAACAATTAGTAGATTTTTCTTTAGAATTAACTACCCCTTCTGTTATTTATGAACAAGAAAAAATAGAATTATTTACAGCTAAAACTACTGTAGCAGGTGATATGATGGATAAGGGTTTATTTTCAAAAGATTGGGTAATGGAAAATGTATTTGGTTTATCTCCTGATGAATATGACTCTGAAAAAGAACAACAAGTAGATGATGCTATGCATAGATTTAGAATATCTCAAATTGAAAACGAAGGTAACGATCCTACAGAATCTGGTATATCATATGGTACTCCTCATGATTTAGCCTCATTATATGGTAATAAAAGAGATAAAGCTGTAGGACCGGCACAAGTACCTTCAGGATATGACGAAAAAGAGCCAGGACGCCCAGTAATTGATCCAACTAAATATGGTTCTGATAAGAGTAATTTTAGTAGGGATCCTTTAGGTAAACAAGGACAGTCTTCATCTAGACAGGAAAAACCATCAGATAGTAATAAAGTTTCCACTTTTGAGGCTTTAAGTTTAAAAAAATCTTTACAAAAAATTCGTAATAAAAAAGAAATATTAAAAGAAGAGGAAGAAAACGGACTTTTATCTGAAAAAAATATTAAGTCTTAAAAAAAAGTCTATATTTATATATAGATAAATTGCAATTTATACATAAACAATGAAAGTAAAACATTCTAAGTACAAGAATACTGGAATTTTATTTGAACTCCTTACAAGACAATTAACGGCAGATACTATAGCTGGTAATAATCCTAGGGCATTATCTATTATTAAAAAATATTTTAGTGGTGATTCATCTTTATTAAAAGAATATAAAATATATCATACATTTATATCACAAAAATATAAAGAAGATAATAAAGCTACTATGTTAATTGATACACTAATAAATGCTCATGGAAAATTAAATAAAAGTCAGTTAAGAAGAGAAAAATATAATTTAATAAAAGAAATTAAGGAAACATATGATATAAATAATTTCTTTAAATCTAAAATTAATAATTATAAAGTAATGGCATCTATTTTTAATTTACTTGAAAATAAAGATGCATCTCCAACATCCATTGTTGATTCTAAAACAACACTTTTAGAATATATTACTATAAAGCCTAAAAATATTAAGGTAAACTCAGTATTAGAAAACTATAGTAAACAAGACAAGGATACTAGATTACTTACTTATAAAGTTTTACTTGAAAAATTTAATAACAAATATAGTAATTTAGAAGAAAATCAAAAAACATTATTAAAAGAATATGTTAATA